GCAGGTCCCTTAACTCCTGTCTATATGTTCTCATGTCATCTGACATAGTAACATCAGATAAAGCATAGAAGTCAGTTTCAGCTAATAGTTGATTTCTTCTAGATCTAAGATTAGCCTGTGCTCTTCCTAAAGCACCAGCTTCCCAAGCAGCCTCTTCGGCATCTCTAGCAGCTTCTTCAGCAGCTGTAAACTGTACTCTCTCACCATTTATATTATGATATCTTGGCATAGTTTTCTCCTTATTATTATTATTAATTAATTCCGTATAAGCAAATATCTCCAGCGTCTATATTTCCTGAAGTCATTTTAAATCTAAATGTATTTAAAGCAGATGTTGTATTATAATAACCAGCATTATATATTTCAAAAGTAGTATCTGAAGGATGTGCCCCATTAAATCTACTTATAAAATGTTTTACAAATGTTGTAGAACTTGGATTAAATATATGTAAATATCCAGCTCCAGCTTGATCGTTATCATTTCCTAATTGAACCATTTTATTTACTGCTGTTCCTTGTGCTTGATCATCAGAAGAATAAACAGATACATTTGCTAAAGAATCATTTTCATAGTGTCTTGCGTAAAACATTGTATTAGTGCAAGTTTGTCCATAAGTAGTTTGACCATCTACATCTGCTTGATGACCAAGAAAAACATTATCTGTTGCTGGATGTATATCTTTAAAAGTAAATAAATATTCTTTATAAGTATCATCTAAAACCACATCATTTGAACCATCAACAAAATCTATAGTTGAAGAACCAGAAGCAGTTAATTTTTTTATAAATGCCATTGAACCACTAGTGGTACTACCAAATGAAGTTACTGATCTAACTCCCCTATTATTTAGTTTAATTATACTCATTAACTATCCTTTATTCCATAGAGTTTGACTGTGCCAGTATCTATGTTACCTGAAGCCATTTTAAATTGAATAGCATCTATGGCAGATGTTGTATTAAAATATCCACCTAGATATTCATCCCTTGTATAATTAGAGTTTAGATAAACATTTCCTCTTGCTATAAAAAGTTTAACAAAAGTTGTAGATGACGGATTGAATAAAAATAATTCACCACTAGCACACTCGTCATTACCATTACCAATAATTGACAATACATTTTGAAAAGATGTGCTTTGTGATAAATCTCTACCTGTATCATAATTGACATTTGCAGAAGAATCACCTTCATTTGCATTTGCTCTAAATACTGAGGTTGTTTTGGTTACATTATAATTTGAACCAGTATCAGCTGAACCATTAAATTGAAAATCTGTCCCATCAGTAGCTGGGTGCATATTAATAAATTTAAACAAA